AGCTAGAAAATATTATATTATAAATAGTCTATAGATTGAGAACATTCGTATTATGTGTCATATAATAAAATAGATTAATCTATCTTTGAAAGAGGAATTAACATGGCTTTTCAAGTATCACCAGGTGTACAGGTCAAAGAAATTGATCTGACAAACGTGGTTCCCGCTGTCTCCACCTCTATTGGTGGTTTTGCTGGAGCTTTTAACTGGGGTCCTGTAGAAACAGTTACTAACGTAAGTTCTGAAAAAGATCTTGCTACAGTATTCGGTACTCCAGATACTAACACCGCCTCATACTTCTTAACTGCAGCATCATTCTTACAGTATGGTAATGCTCTTAAGGTTGTACGAGTCGGAACAACTAACCTAAATGCTACAGCAACAGGTGCTGGCGTTTTGGTAAAAAACGACGATGCTTACGATAGCATTGGCGTTGCTTTAGCAGCAGAAGCATTTGTTGCTAAGTATCCAGGTATTCTCGGTAACTCCCTACTAGTTTCTATATGTCCTGCAGATGCTACAGTATTTAATGGTTGGGCCTACAAAGGTTCATTTGATGGTGCTCCAGGAACTTCGGATTATGCAGCATCAAAATCATCATCAAATGACGAAGTACATATTGCAATTATTGATGAAGATGGTGCAATCACTGGTACAGCTGGTTCAGTACTAGAGACATTTGCATATGCTTCACAAGCTTCTGACGCAAAAGCATCAGACGGTACTTCCGCATATTACGTTAACGTAATTAATACCTCAAAATGGGTACGATGGGGAAGCCACTATGCTGTATTAGCTCATGCTGGCGTTTCTGCTGTAAATCATGCTGCTGACGCTACTCTAGCAGTTGCTGGTGATTTCCTTGATGGCGTTACAGCTGTTGCAATTACGGATTCACTATCTGGCGGTACAGACGATAATGCTCCTACCCCTGGCGAGATTGCAGCTGGTATAACATTGTTAAGCGATGCTGAAACAGTAGATGTTAATCTTCTTTTTGGTGTAACAGAAGAATCTGAAGTAAGTATACCCCAGGCTCTTTTAGCTGCAGCGACTTCTCGTAAAGATTGCGTTGCTTTTGTTTCGCCTCCTATTACTGCTACTGTTGGTTCTTCTACGCCTGCTGCTGACGTTAAAGCTTTTGCTGATCAGTTAACATCTACATCTTATGGTGTAATTGATTCTACTGCTCTTAAGGTTTACGATAAGTATAATGACGTATATCGTTGGATTCCTGCTGCTGGTCATATTGCTGGTCTTTGTGCCAACACAGATAACGTAGCAGATGCTTGGTTCTCGCCAGCTGGATTTACACGAGGTCAACTACTCGGGGTTACTAAGGTAGCTTATAACCCTTCATCTGCAGATCGCGATGAGCTTTATAAAGCACGTGTTAATCCAATTACTGCTTTCCCAGGTCAAGGTATTGTCCTATATGGTGATAAGACTGCACAAGCTAAGCCTTCTGCATTCGATCGTATTAACGTACGTCGTCTATTCATCGTTTTGGAAAAAGCGGTTGCTACTGCAGCTAAATATCAATTATTTGAATTTAACGACGAATTCACTCGAGCTATGTTCCGTAATATGGTAGAACCATTCCTACGGGATATTAAAGGTCGACGTGGTATTACGGACTTTGCGGTTGTATGTGATGCAACGAACAATCCTGGAGCAATTGTAGACTCTAATCAGTTTGTAGCTGATATCTACATTAAGCCAGCACGTTCTATTAACTTCATCACATTGAACTTTATCGCTACTCGTACCGGCGTTGAATTCTCAGAAATCGTCGGACAATAGGAGAGATAAAGAATGGCTATTTTAGGCGTAGATGACTTTAAGTCAAAACTAACAGGTGGTGGTGCTCGTTCAAACCTATTTAAGGTTGAGATGGGTTGGCCAGCAGCTATTGCAGCTGGTGCTGCTGAATCAGAAGTTGGTGGATTCCTTATTAAAGGTGCTGCACTACCTGGTTCAACTATCACTCCTATTACAGTTCCTTTTCGAGGACGTCAACTCCAGATCGCTGGAGATCGTACTTTCGAGCCTTGGACAATCACTGTAATTAATGATACAAACTTTGTATTACGTAATGCATTTGAAGAGTGGATGAATCTCATCAACAACCATAATGCAAATACTGGTGCTACTGATCCATCTGAATACTTTGCAGATGCATCTGTATATCAGTTAGATAAAAATGGCGAAAATCTTAAGGGTTATACATTCAGAGGCTTATGGCCAACGAATCTATCAACAATTGAGGTATCTTATGATTCAGAAGGTATTGAAGAGTTTACTGTAGAAATGCAGGTTCAGTATTGGGAATCAGATACAACATCTTAAGGCCATATAGATAATAGTAGGAGGGGAGTTTTTCTCCCCTCTTATTATTCATTGGAGAAAGAAAATTGGCAGAATTATTTGGCTTTGAGATTAAGCGTAAAGATCAGGATAAAGAGGATAGTAAGAAAAAATCCTTTGTTCCCCCACTAGAGGATGACGGATCCAGTTATGTCCAAGCTTCAGGCGGTCACTTTGGTCAATATGTAGATCTTGACGGTGGAGAAGCTCGTAACGAAGCTGATATGATTCGTCGCTATAGAGACGTTGCACAACAGCCAGAGTGTGATGCTGCTATTGAAGATATTATTAATGAAGCTATTGTTTCAGATTCATCGTCAGCTCCAGTTGATCTTGTTACAGATGATCTGGATCAGCCGGATAACATTAAAAAGATTATTCGCGAAGAATTTAAAAATGTGGTAGAGTTACTGCAATTCAATCACTATGCACACGAAATCTTTCGTCGTTGGTATGTAGACGGTAGATTGTTTTATCATATGATTATCGATGATAAATCCCCCAAAAAAGGTTTATTAGAAGTTAGACCTATTGACCCTACTAAGATTCGTAAGGTTAAGGAGATAGAAAAAGAAAAAGACCCTAAAACTGGTGCTGAGATAGTTACTAAGGTAGATGAATATTATCTCTATCAGGACACAGCACTTATTAAAAGTAATAAGGGTGTTAAGATTTCAAAGGATGCAATTCAATATACTTCATCTGGATTGCTAGATCCATCACGTACTAAAGTACTGTCTTACTTGCAAAAATCAATTAAGCCAGTTAACCAGTTGCGTATGATGGAAGACTCGTTGGTCATATATCGTATGTCACGAGCGCCTGAACGTCGTATCTTCTATATTGACGTGGGTAACCTACCGAAAGGAAAGGCAGAAGAATACCTTAAAAACATTATGAACAACTATCGTAACAAGTTGGTCTATGATGCGAATACAGGTGAGATTAAAGACGATCGAAAGAATATGTCAATGCTTGAGGATTTCTGGCTGCCTCGTCGCGAAGGTGGTCGTGGTACTGAAATTACAACTCTGCCAGGCGGCGAAAACTTAGGCCAGATTGATGATATTATATACTTTCAGAAAAAGCTATATAAATCTCTTAACGTACCAGTTAACCGTTTAGACCAGGAGTCACAGTTCTCTCTTGGTCGTTCTACTGAAATTTCAAGAGATGAAGTTAAGTTCCAAAAATTTATTAATAGACTCCGTAAAAAGTTCTCCTGGTTATTGCTCGATCTTCTAAAGATGCAGCTAATACTGAAAGGTATTATTACTGAATCAGATTGGTCTGAAATTAAAGAACAGATCGTAGTAGACTACATTAAAGACTCACATTTCTCAGAGCTAAAAGATGCTGAGATAATGAGAGAAAGAATTGGTATGCTTACTGAGTTAGATCAATATGTAGGTCAATATTTCTCTATGGAATGGGTTCGTAAGAATATTCTCATGCAATCTGATGAAGATATTGATAGCATGAAAGATCAGATGAAAGAGGAAAGAGATTCAGGGGAAATCCCTGACGAAGACGATCTTTAAACGTGATTTTGTATAAATATACTATAAGGAATAGGCAATGAGTGATATAAATAGCTTTATTAAAGCATTAGAAGATAATAAGACAGGCGATGCAAATAACGAATTTGCTTCTATAATGTCGTCAAAGATTAATGATGTATTGAACACAAAGAAGATCGAAATCGCAGACCGCGTGTTTAATGGAATGGGACAAGAAGATGCTGAATTTCAAAGCTCTGAGATTGAATCTGACTGAAGCTTCTGGGAAGCCAGTTAAAAGCTTTACTGTTGGTAAGAAATCAAAGGCTGTTATAACAAAAAGCGGTTCTAAGTTTGCAGTACACATTGATGGCGAATTACTAGATGATAAATATAAGTCTGCAAAGGATGCAGAGAAATCAGCTAAAGAATTTGCCGATTTAATGGGAGCATAAATGAAGCTTATAACAGAACATTTAGAGTCAGAGCTTAGTTACGTAACTGAAGCTGCCGACGGCAAAAAAAATGTCGTGATTGAAGGCATCTTTATGCAAGCTGAGTCCAAAAATAGAAACGGTAGAATCTATCCTCGAGAAGTGATGGAATCTGCTGTTAACAAATATGTAACAGAACAAGTTGTTAAGGGTCGTGCAGTTGGTGAGCTTAATCACCCTGAAGGTCCTCAAATTAACTTGGATAAAGTTTCACATCGCATTACTGAACTCTCTTGGGACGGAAATAATGTGATGGGAAAAGCACTCGTATTGGATACTCCTATGGGTCAAATCGTTAAGGGTTTGGTTG